TCAGTTTGCGTAGCACCAGCAATAACGATTGGATCTCCGTTGGAACGTCCATGAGCTGTTCCCGTTGTAGCAGTAACCAATCCAGTATTACTGTCATATGTAAGAGTGCTGATAGAAATAGGGGCAGTTTCGGTAAGACTGGTCCATTCTTTCCAATCTCCTGTAGCTGTGTCCCAGACCAGAGTAATATCACTGTCGACCAGCGTCAGAACATAGAAATTGTGCCCAGAGATTTTGACGCAGAAAGAGAATACTTCACTGAGATCATCATCATTAAGAATTCGTTCGATGGCTGGAGTCGATATTATCTGTGGTGTGGTACCTGTCATCCTATAGATGCTGCGACCACGCTGCTTTGTTACACCTATGAAAAACAATTGATTATTGGTTTGAGCAACAGACCCTGCAGCGGCACAGCCAACATTAAGCATGCCAGAAGTGTAAGCAGAAAGCGGAGA